CGCGTGCCGGGTGCCCTCCAGGAGCCAGGCGGCCACGTGCGGCGTCTTGGCGGGGCGCTCAGCCGCAAAGAAATGCCGCGCAAGGCTAGGCCGTTCCTGGTGGTAGTACTCGACAAGCCAGCCGAGGCACTCGAGTTCCTCGAACGTGGCCCACTTGTGGAGGTGCTCCGCCATGCGGTAGCCGGTGGCGGCCTCGGCGGCATAGTTCACGTCGACGGCCTCGGAGTCGCCGTGCTGTATGTGCCAGAGCGTCTTCAACGCGAGAAGCTTGGGATTGCGGTAGACGCCGTCCGGGGTGATGAAGTACCCGCAGAACTCGGCGAGGCGGGGGTGCTCCGTCTTGGTGACGACCTCGAACTGGCGGGAAACGCGACGCCACCGAGGGGTTTCCTCGAGGCGCGCGTTCTGCGCGCCGTCGTCCCCGCCGATCGCACTGGCCACGTTGCGTGGCAGGTCGTAGCGGAGCTGGGTGATAGCGGCATTGAACCAGCAGTTGAAATCGTAGGTGCCGGGCTCCCCTGTGTCACGGCCAAGGTCCTTGGGGCCGATGAGATCGCTCTCAACGGTGAGCTTCCAGTCGACGTAGAGCTCCGGGAGGGTGGCGCACAGGCCACGGTGTAGCTCGAAGAGGGACACCCAAGCCTCGTCAAGGCCGATGTGACGGAGGACAAGTGACTCCAGGCCCACCGAGTCGCCCTTCTGGGTGGCGTCGAAGCCCTCGAAGTCGCAGGTGGTCGTCGCGTCGGCGAAGCGGTGGTCGGGATGCCGGGCCCACGCGTCGAGGTCGTCCAGCGTGCGCCCGCAGTGCACGTACCTGTTGAGCGGGGCGCGGCCGAACACCTTGCGACGTGCGTAGCGCACCATGGGCCCGAAGAGCAGGACGACGGCGTCATGACACAGGGCGAGGGTCTGCCCCGCCTTGCCCGGCTTGCCCAGAGTCTCGGCCTTAGCCTTAAGCTGCGTCTTGACGAAGTGCTCGGTGAGATTGAGCTTCCAATCCGGGGCAGCGCGCCGCTGGTTATTGAGCAGCACGGCCTGGGTCTTCTTGGTGAGCTTCACAAACTCATTCTCAACGATGCACTCGTCAAACAGCGCGCGGTCGAACGGCTCGGGATCGGGCGGCAGCTGGAAGTACTCCAGAAGCCCGGTCATGAGCAGCGCGGCCTGAGCGCCCTTGCTCGCCAGGTCGGCGCGGTTGGCCTCCGCGGAGCCCCGGGTGAGGCGTTTGGCGATGGTCGCACGGAACAGGACAGGGTCCCGAGCAGACTGCTTGGGAAACCAGGCCTTGGTCTGCATGTAGTCGCCGGGAACCTCGGTGAACAGCTGGCTCCAGCCGGCGAAGTCGACCAGCTCCCGGACCTCGCGGGGGCGGAGGCCCTCGCTGGCCATCTCGGCGATCGCGAGCGGACTGGCGCGCGGGAGATGCGTCCGGGCGGCCTCGCGCGGCGGCGGCTGCGGTATGGGCACGACCACGGGGGTGGGCGCGCCGGTCGCAGCTTCGAGCTGCATGAGCGGTTGGAGGGCGGGGGTGACCCGGTCCCTCCAATCAACGTTGGTGCCGCTGGCGCGTTGGGGGCGCCGCGCGTCACGGACGGCGGCGAGCCAGGCGGGGTCCGGGTGGACAACGGTGGCACCGGCCAGCTCCTCCCGAAACTCGCGTAGGAAGTCCAACGGGGGACCGCGTCCAAGCACAGCGGCGAGGACCGGGGGCAGCGGCAAGGCCTCAAGATCCTGCGGGGCCACCGTCAGAACCAGGACGAGGTGGTGGGTGACCCGTGTGACGGCGGAGAGCAGACTGCCGCGGCTGAGGGCGGTGATCGTGGAGCGGTTCACCAACACCTGCAGCGTATGGACCTCGTCGCCCTGTCGACTGCCAACGGAACGGCAGTCCATGCCGAGGCGTGACAGGAGCTTCTGGTCAGAGTCGCTCATGGGCGTGACGGGCCAGCGCCGTGAGACGTTGTGCCGGACCGAGATGAGCCCCTCCTCGGGGTTGGTGGTCTCAACCCCGAGCGCGCGGGCGAGGACCCGGGGGAGGCGGTGTGTCCAAAAGCAGTAAGGCTCGCCCCTGCCGAACCACGTGTCGACATCCAGGGGCAGCGCGTTGAGCGCCGTCTCGGGATGGGGGGAATGATACCGCGCCTGGCACTTGTCGCCCAGGAATATAACGTGGGAGATCGTGGGTCGGAGCGCCAGGAAGAGGTCGAGGTAACCCGGGGGGAGGAGCGTGCCCTCATCGACGATGAGAACGCGAGCCTGGCGCCGCAGGGCCAGCTCATAGGTGTTGTGGAGCCAGTTCAACCGGTCCAGCGGCACGCGGGCGCGCCAATCCTGCATGATGCTCTGACGGGGGCTGACCGTCATCCAGACAAGCGACGCGGCGAACCGGGCGGCGGTGGAGCGCAGGAACGCGCCAAAAGGCGTGCTCTTGCCACACCCGGCAAACCCCGAGACCCCGCGGAACGCGACCGACCTCGGGCGGGCCAAGTCGAGCACGGCGTCGAGGCGGGGCAGGAAGTCCGCGGGGAAGTTGTTGCGGTCCCGCGAGAGGGTGCCCACGATGCCGGCCCGGAGCTCGCGCAGATAGGGCTTCGCGCGCGTGGGGTCAGTCGGCAGGTCGAGCCACGTGCCCAGTGGGGCGGCTCCGTGCTCGTCGCGGAAGTTGTCAAGAGCGGCGAGGAACGCGACGAGCGTGGGGCCGGCTGGAAGCCGGTTGAGCTTGGGCGGCGGGCGGGCGATGTCCTCGCCGTCGAACGTCCAGTGGCCGTCATGCAGGGTATAGCGAAGTGCCTGGCCCCCACGTCGCCCGACGACCCGTGGTGCGTTGCGGGTGTGGGAGAGAAGGGCGCGGCGCCCGTATACCAGATGTGCCACGTGGAAAGCCCGCTCATCGAGCCCCGGGAGGGGCAGGACCTGGTGCAGGGCCTCGGCGGGGCAGTGGGCGCACAGCACCCCCCAGAGGGCCTGGGGGGTGACGGCCAGCGCTTGGGCCATGGCGTCCACAGCGCAGGTGCGCTGGTACGGGCCGGGGTGGCAGACCGGGTCGTCAAAGCGGAGCGCCGGGTGCCAGGCGCTGGCAACCTGGTCCGCAGACAGGCCCTGCATCTCGTGGGCAAAGTGGTGCACCTCCAATAGAGGCGCCCCCTGGGGTGCCTCGCCGGGGACCGGCGGGGGGGCGTTGCAGGCGTGGCACTCGGCGCCGGGCTCCCCCACGTGTGGGAAGCCGGCGCGACACAGGGACCGTGCGGGCGCGGCCACATCATGCTCGGCGCAGGCGCAGACATGCGCCTGTGCGGCGGCGTTGGTGGTGTGGCAGAGGTGGCACACACTCTCGCCCGCGGTCCAGTGCCCCACGCCCCGGGGGCACACGCGCCAGGCGGCCCCGGCTGGATGCGCGCCGTTGTGGACGCCACAGCGGCACTCGCGATGCGGCAAGTCGCCGTCATCGTCGCGGTGCGCCCGATTGGGTGCATCCGAGGCGTGGTCGGAGTGCGCGGCCGGGGAGGCGGAGCGTAGCCGCGGGGGCGGGGTGGCGGACCGAACGCTACCGCGCTGCGCAGGCGTGGGCGGCCGCGAGGGCGGTGCGCTGGCGGGCGGCGGAGCCGCCGGAGAGGGCGGGCGTGGTGTCCACGT